ATCGCATTCTCTTCCGATAGTTATCAAATGCGAAAAGTAAACTGGACTTAACATGGAAGATTACAGCAGAGGTGGCCGTTTAGGCTGGTACAACAACAATGGTTCTTTAATGTCGTTTCAGTTGGGCGAAGGCACTCCGGTTGCTATCGACACGCGATACGACTCCATGGACATGAACCAAACGTCTGGGCTTCCGGGTCCAATGTTATTGAGTATTGGGGGTAATCGGGTATTGGCTAAAGGCTCAAACAATCAGCTTCCGGATGAGATTAAGCTGATGTTCTCGACCAACAGGATCCTGCCTGAGTTGATTGATAAGCAATACCGCCTACTGTACGGAAAGGGTTTGTTTGTTTACCAGCAGAAATTTGAAGATAAGAAGCTGGTTCGCGACTGGAAGAGTAACGAGACAATTGAGAACTGGTTGGGTGACTGGCAAAGTCGCGGTCTTACTGATAGCCCTGAACAATACATCGATAAGGTAATTAAGGATCTTTACTACTTTGAGGACTATTGGACCAAGTGGCGTTTCTTTTCTGGCAGAAGAATCGGAACTATGCCGGTTGCAGGATTGGAGCATGTGGAGAATTTCAGAGGGCGCCTGGCATCATCAAAGGGAATTGATCTGTTTAGTAAAAATTACGAAGACAAGGACTTTGACCAGGTTATTGTTGGCAATTGGGCATCTGCTTTTGCGCTTGACATGAATATTTATCCACGCTTCAGACAAAATCAGGCCTATAAATACGAAGTTGCAATAAGCTACCACAAACATCACTCTCCAGGCGAAATTTATGGAATTAATAAGTTTTATTATGGAATTAAAGACTGGTTGATCGCTACCAATCGTAATCCACGTTACATCAATTCATACCTCGAGAATTCGCTATCTGCAAAGGTTCATGTTATCATCCCAAATCAATGGGTTGAATACATTGAAAATAAAATTCGCGGGTACTGCGATATGAACTTAGAGTTCGAGACTGCAGGAAAAGAACTAATGAAACCAAATGAAATTGAGGTGGGAACTGAATATCACGAAGGCCTTCTCGATGCTTACATAAAAGCTGAAATGCGTAAGCTCACTTCGTTTCTTTCAGGAGTGAAAAATCAGGGTAAAACCTATACTTCATTCAAATACACAACCGATAAAGGCGATTCAGTTGGATGGGAAATCGTTCCAATTGATATGAAGTACCGCGAGTATATCACTGCTCTGAACGATTACGACAAACGAGCTGATGAAGTCATCACCAGCTCGATCGGGATCGACTCCAGCATTTCAAACATTTCGAAGGATGGGGTAATTTCCAAATCTGGATCCGATGCTTACTACAACTACATCCTTTATCTGTATGCCAACCTTCCAACAGCCGAAAGGGTAAGCTGTTCAGCTATCAACGAAGCCATTAACGTCAATTTCCCGGCATTGTACAAACAAGGCTTCCGTGTTGGTCTTTATACCGAAGTACCGTCGCAGCAGCAAGATATTTCTCCGAACGATCGACTGCAGAACCAACAAAACAAATCTACCGAGCAGGTAAATAAACGCCTGGATAAAACAGATGCAACAATGGCCGAAATTCTTAATATCCTGAAAAAATGATAACCGATTTCTTTTCATATCCTTCAGAACTCCGGGAGTTTGCTCCTCAGATACCTACCGATGGCCGAATTGATGACTTTGAGTCACATTACCGGCCACAATATCAAAAACTGGTCAACTTGATTGGTCAGGAGACTTACGACCTGCTAAAAACGTATTATGCCGACGATGCCTTTGATAAAACCACGAAAAAAGGGATTGCAGTGGTATTTTTGCGGGCTGCATTGGCAAATTTGACAGCCATTCCTTATTTCATCTTTGAAGCATCTCAGCGGAATAACACCCAAAATAATCTATATCGATACCAGGAAGATCAGCAAGTTGAAACCTACCTGGAGAATGCATGGACAGAATTAAACTTCCTGCTCAATCATCTGGAGTCGAATACGGAAGATTTCACAGATTACGCCGCTACCGATCAGTTTAAGCTGCGCCAATCGCTATTCATTAAGAATGCCAAAGAGTTTCAGCGCTTTTACAACCCTGTTAATTCAGCCTATTTCTTCAACAATGTGGTATTCATCGTGGAAGAAGTTCAGAACGAAGAAATAAAGTCCAGGTTAAAAGCTTTTCCTGAAATTACCGACGATAACATGAAGTTCCTTATTGGCAAGGCGATTGTTTACGAAACGCTTTCACGTGCCTGCAAGCAGCTCGATTACACAGAGCTTCCACGCGGAATACGTAACGACATTGTAAAAGAAATCAATGCAAAAAACGGAAAGGAAACAGAAATTAAAACCGCACTTTCAGCATTTTTCCGCAATAAATCCGCTCAATACTTCCTGAAGATTGAAGAAGCCAATAACGCTCCACGCAATTCAGGAACATACATTATGCCCGAAAGTATCCTGACTGAAACTGACAAATTTTACATGCCATGATCGATATCCCTTTTAGCAACGGAAATACCTATCAGCTAAGGAACAGGTGGGAAGAGCTGACAGCCGAAGAATTCAAGCAGGAACTTAGCTATATCGCTCAGTTTATGTCAGGAGACATTACCTTGAGTCAGCTTCGGTTAATGACGTTTATTTCAATTTCGGGCGAAAAACTGAGATTGCACCCTAAACACGACATTGCAGATCGTCAGGTTGAAAATATGCTCCGGATCGCTCACCAGATGACCTTCATGTTGCGCATTGAGTACGAAAATGCCAAATCGTTCGGTAAGCTGAAAAAAGAGATCCGCGAAAAGCTGGAGCGTTACCTTCCTGAAGAATTGGAAGAAACACCGGAAATGCGCTGGGCTGCAAAATCGGAAAAGTCAACTGTTCCCGACATTGTATTTGCCAAAAACCTGATCCCTATCATTGGGCGCCGTCGCCACATCTTTCAGGGTTATACTTTCGATATAGAAGACAACATCCTGACCACATCGCTCACCACATCGCAGTTTATCAACGCTCAAATGGTAGCGCTCGAGATTCAGGAAACAGGTAAAGAATCGCTGCTTAACCTATTGGTTGCCATTTTATATTCAGGCAAAAGCAAACATTACAGCACCCTCGAGGCCGGGCAAGTTGCCAAAACACTCGGTTGGCTCGACATGAAGACGAAAAATGCAATTTTCATCAATTTCAACGCCATCCAGACGTTTCTCACCACCAGAACCAAATATTCCATCCTGTTTAATGCTCCGGATCCGGCATCGACTACCAAGCCAAAGCATAACCTTGGATTGGGTACCGTGGCCCATTCGCTCATTAAATCAGGTTATGCCGATATCGATAACAGTAACCTGATTAAATTCTTCGAGATCATGTACTCCGATCTGGTCAACAATGTGGTGAGTTTACACAAACAAGGGAATGGCATCGATAAAATTTCTGAACTCACCGGTTTGTCAATTTTCAAAATCAATCAAATCATATGAGCATTCAACTACATCCAACCATATTACGCGAAGCCTTTTTATACTTTGCTAAATTCCCAAAACTGGAGGGAGTAATCTCATCTATTTTCCGAACCGGTAATCCTGCAGTTGATGGCTATGCCGACCTGAAAAATCAGGTTTCAGCCTTAAATCCGAATTCACTTATTCCGGATATCCGCAATTTTTTATTCTCTTCAAACGAAGAAAAACTGAAGCAAAGCATTGAAGATACCGCCGGAACATTCATGCTGTTGGATTATGGGCAGCTTTCGTGTTCGCAAGATCAGATCAAGCGCCTGAACGACGAGATTGAGTTCGGTATCATCATTGCCCGTAAAATCGACTCCGCAAAGTTCGATTTGGCCGAAATCATCATCATGCAAGATGAATTGCTAAATATGATGCGCCAGGTACGCGCCATAATGATCGAAGATTCGAAGTATCATCCATTTGTAAAACAAATCAGCTTTCCTCACCGCATTAGTCCATGGTACGCCCGCGAGCTACAGAACGCCACCGGCTTCTCCATGATGTTTTCAAAAACTGGTATTGATATGGTTTAAAATTGGTTTATATTGCAGTATGTTAAACCAAAATTAAATCAATGAAAAAACTACTTATGCTGTTATTGTTATTCCCGGCGATAACTTTTGCACAAAAAGTAAAAAACCAAACTTCAGGAGAGGTTGGTGAGTTAAAAAATTTATCCGGAAAATATTGTATTGTAATAACATCACATCTTGCTCCATCTGTTTTGCAGGTTCAGGCCGATGAAGAAACATTTGATTTCTTTGATGAAATAAGTGGCAAAAAACTGAAGTTTAAGAACGAAGCTTCAATTCTGAATTATATGGATAAAAATGGTTGGGATTACGTTTCAACCTATATTGAAACTTTACAATATTTTATATTCAAAAGGAAAGAAATATCTAATTAAATCAAGTCTTACAATGGTTTTTATTTTTTCTTCCTACCTTTGAAACGCCAAACACACTCACATAAATAATTATCGAAGTCCAGAAGGGAAAATTTTCCCCAGTGGCATCTTTTGGAATACTTCGGTATTTATTAGAGTGGTTTGGCGACCTGCTGCTGGGGTCTTTATGCCAAAAATTATGGAAGAATCTGAATTTTTATCCAAAATCATCAGCCAGTTCTCCTCCTGGTATGCTCCGGCTTCCGATATTGCCCATGCTACCGATTTTTTAACTACTGCCGAAATCGTCGAAGCGCTTAATCAGTTTAATCCCGGTGCAAAAGTCAACGATGAATTAATATTCGATGCCATGACCGAAGCCGGTTATCTCTACGCTCCGGCTCCTGGAAAAATGACCTTCCAACTAACATGGATGATCATCCGTAAATCATAGCCTCGCAGAGACGCGAATATCGCGTCTCTGCTTTTTATGTCCTTTCAGCAAAAAACCTCCTGTACGATCTTTGATTCAGTAAATAACTGAATCCATGATTGCCGATAAATTTATACGAGGTCAACTTTATTCCGAATTCACTGCACAGGTATTGCGAAATGCAGCTCCCAAAATTATGAATGAGCAAGCCGATCGCGTCGAAGCTTTTTATAATTATCGTTCCGGGCACATTGTCGACTCGCTGATGAACCAATCATTCAGGGTAATGAACATGGGCGATGGTGCCGTTTTACAATTCGATTACCTGCTCGATCTTCGTTTCCTCGATATTAAAACAACTGCATTAGGCAAGAAAAAAAGAGTATATGGCCCTGTTTACAACAAGCCTCTTTGGGGTTATGTGTATGGCTACATCTTTGGAACTCTCCGCTATGGTTTGACTCAAAAAGTTCAGACTGAAATATTCGACATGATACGCGAATCATATAAAAAACCCCTTGAACAATGAGCTTAAAGAAAGACATTATCGGTGCCGAAGTTCAAATCGGATCGAACGAAGCCCAGAAGTCACTCTCCGATCTGGCACAGAAAACATCAACATTAGCCAACGAAAACGACCGGCTCCGCATATCGCAGGCCAAACTGAAGGCACTGGGCAAAGAAAGCAGCGAAGAATATAAAAAGGTAACTGCTGCCATTGCGGAAAATAGCAAAGAGATAAAGGGTAATCAGGCACAAATGGATGCGCTGCGTAAGACAATTGGATTATCCGATATGTCGATGAAGCAGCTTAAGACTCAGGCGTTGAATTTGCGTCGCGAATTAAGCAGCATGAACCAAAGTGCCGATCCGGTCAGATGGGAACAACTCAATACCCAATTGGTAGCTACCGAGCGACAAATGGCAACAGTACGAGGTACCATCGGATCAACCTCCGGATTCATCGGAAAACTTGGTTCAAGTCTATCATCCATACCGGGTCCTATTGGAGCAGTAATCCAAGGAATTACCGGAACTGGTAAGGCGCTTTGGGCATTGGTTGCCAATCCGATTGGAGCAACTATTGCCGTTATTGTTGGTGGGTTAATGTTGCTTTACAAAGCTTTTACCAGCACCGACACCGGAGCAGTAGCCATGGCTGGAACGTTTAAGGCAATCGGCAATATCATGGATATACTGATCGATCGTACCATGAGCTATTATAAGATGCTTTGGTCGTTAGTTACTTTCGATTGGGAAGGAGTTAAAACGAATGCGAAAGATGCATTCGGAGGAATTGGAAAAGCAATCGTTGATGTTACCAATGCAGGTTGGAACTATGCAAAAATAATGGATGACATTGCCGATAGAGAAGCGGCTGCTCAACCTCGCATGTCGAAGCTTAGATCTGAAGTCGAAAAATTAAAAAATGCTTCAAAAGATTCTGCCAAATCAGCAAAAGAAAAAAGCGATCTCATTGATCAGGCAATGGGTAAAGAAATTGAATTAAACGGCCTTGAAAAACAGTTTTTAAAGGAACGAACTGCTGCCGAAGTTTCCAATCTGGCATCAAAGATCAACAATAGTAAACTGACAATGGCCCAGAAGGAAGCTCAGCTAAAACAATGGTTAGATGTAGATGATAAGCAATTGGCATCAACCATGGAAAACGATAAAGCCTTTGCCGAATTCGCAAATAAAAATGAAGAAGCATTTCAGGCATTGCAAAAAATGAAGGCCGAAGAGTTTGATAAAGATGCTGAATTCGAAAAAGAAACACGTCGCCTGCAAAAAGCATCATCATCCGAAAAACAAGCAATGATTGCTGAAGAAATCGCTGCACGAAAGGATGCATCCGATAAAGCTATTCAAATACTAGATAAGGCCAATAATGAACGCCTTTCTAAATTGACCGATCAGTATGTCAATGAGGGAATGTCAGAACAAAAGTTTCAGGCAGAACAATTAGCTGCAGAACAAGCATATCTGATACTGAAAAAAGCATTGCTGGAACAATATGGGCAAAGTACAATTGAAATAGACAATCAGATCAACCAGAAACGTATTGAGGCGCAAAAAAATGCAAATGCAACTTTCGCTGAATCAATGGCTGATTTGAATAAAGAAAATGAAGCAGCTGATGCTGAAGAACAAAAGGTAGAAGATGCCAAAATCGCTGCATTGATTGAACGGACAAATGCAGCAGTCGACATCATGAAAGATGCAAAAGATAAAGAAGAAGAATTTATAAAACAGCGTCAAGCGCAATATCTTCAGTTTGCCCAAGCTGCCGGACAAACATTTGCCGATTTAATGAACGATAACGAGGCAACCATGGCCGATTACTTAAAGGCTACCTTAGTTATGGCTCTTGATGCATTCCATCAGTTCTTTCTGATTGAAAAAGCAAAAGCGATCATTTCAGGAATGGGAAAGGGACCTGTTGGAATTGCCATTGCTATTGCTAAAGTTGTTGCAATGGAAATAGCATATCAGGCAGTAAGAGGCGTGTTGACTTCCAAAAAATCAGGTTCCAAGCAATCAGGTGGTTTTGCCGAAACAGCCGCATCCGACTCCACTCCGGTTGGTACCTACCATGCCAACGAGTTTATTGGTTCGGCACCATCTGCTCGTAATCCAAGCATCAGGCAGGTTTACAACATCATCGATCTGGCTCAAAAGCAAGGTCGTGTGGCAACGCTTAATCTGCCTGCAGTAATGGCATCCATGGGTATGGTTCCCAATGGTAGGCAGTCAGGAGGGTTTGCCGCTTCCAGTAATACCGAACTTGTCTCTGGATCCAATACAATAATTCAATCATCACGTGATCCTGAACTCACCGAAGCCA